AAAGCGGCGGAGGTATGACGGAGCTTTATCTTGCCTCTGGCACTTACGTTAAAAGTTTCTACTCGGTAATGCACGCACCCTCATGCGTAAAGATTTCCCTGATGGGCTCAACCCATAAGCGCATCCATCATCAGGTGAGCTGGAACAATGCCGCAGTAAAAATCCTCCGTGAGAAACATAAAAAATCCGCTCCTGAAAAAATCGGGGGTGGGAAATGATCCCTTATGCCGAAGTTGAATCACTCGCCGCGTGCCGGATGAGTGAACAGCAAATTGCCGATGTACTGGATATCAACCTTCCGGAGCTGAAGAAACAGCGCAGCGAAATTTCGCTGTTCCGTGAGGCCATACGTAAAGGCAGGGCAAAGGGAGAGGCACAGATAAGAGCCGCCTTATACCGGAAAGCGAAAAGCGGTGATGCGCGTGCTTACCACGAATTACTGAGGCGGGAGAAAGAACAGGACAACGGCTAGTCTCGGAAAATGGCAGGCGGAAAACAGACGTGTTCCGCCTGAAACAGGTTAGCGATTTTTCAATAAAGTTAAGATCACTATCACTTTCATTAGTGTTGCACTAATAGCTAGCACTTTGGTTTCAGGGACGAAGCAAAGGCAGATAATTGCCAGTGACAGTAAGATGAAACAGATACACACGATTAGATTTTTCATAATCAAACCCTTTCTTAGTTCCTTAACGGGAGTGCCAAGGAGGGGTTGAATTACGGAACTGGGGCCCAGAACTTCTAAAAAAACGAAATAAATTCTTATCTGCATGATAAATAAGAATATTTATTTAAATTTTCAGTGTGAAAAATGCAAAAGAAAGGCAATCACATGAGTAAAGCGGACTGGGGGGCTATCAGACGTGAGTATGAAACTGATGGAACGTCAGCCCGCAAACTAGGGGAAAAGTACGGTGTCAGCCATACCACGATAAACAACAAAGTCAGGGAGGAGGGTTGGATTAAGGGAAAGAAAAACGTTTCCACTAAAAAACTTTCCACAAAAAAAATGGAAACAAAAAAAGTGGAAACACCGAAGCTGGAAACTGGAAAGTCACAGCGTTTAAGTGATGAATGGGTATCAGATGCAGAAGAGGATAATCAGTCCGAAGATGTTGATGAGCTCGGTTTTGAACCCAGAGACTTCGGGTTATCCGACCAACAGGCTCTTTTTGTCTTCTGGTATGTAAAAACAAAAAACAGAGTCGAGGCATACAAAAAAGCTGGTTACAAATGCACAGGTGATACTGCGTATGCAGCCGCCAGTCGGATGTATAGAAATGTTAAGGTTTCTCGTGCCATCAAAGCACTGGCTAAGAGGATGCGCCAGCGTTACACAGCCGACCTTGATGAAATCGTGGATCAACTTGTGGCAATAACACGCGCTGATCCGAATCTTGTTTCTCAGTACAGGCGCGTTAACTGTCGTTTTTGCTGGGGCGAAGAAAATAAATATCAGTGGCGTGATGAAAACGAGTATGAGGCCGCACTGAGTAAGGCTACTGATAACGGTAAAACACCGCCAGAGGATGGAGGCACAGGCTTCATTGATAATGCTGACCCTAATCCAGATTGCCCTCGTTGTCAGGGAGAAGGTAAGGGTCAGATGATTATCAACGATACCCGCGACCTTGAAGGCGATGAGCTCATGTATTACCTCGGCGTGAAGCAGACTAAAAACGGTCTGGAGGTTCTAACCGAAAGTAAGCAAGCCGCTCGCGCTGCCCTGATTCGAATCCTTGAAATTAAGGAGGCGAGCAAACCCGCCGTGCCGGTAGTTCCTGAAGAGGATTACCAGCTTCAACCGTTAAATACTGATGAGCCAACACCTGACAATCCAATCCTCTAGTCAGGCCGTCACACTTACACCAAAACAAGCAAATATCTTCGCCTGGGGCTGGCAACGTTCAGCGCGTTTTCGTGACGCTGTTTGTGGCCGTCGCTTCGGTAAAACGTTCCTGGGTAAAGCTGAGATGCGCAGGGCTGCAAGGCTCGCGATGAAGTGGAACGTCAGTATTGAGGATGAAATCTGGTACTGCGCACCCACGCAGAAACAGGCTAAGCGTGTTTTCTGGCGGCGACTGAAGCAAACCATCCCACCACACTGGAGGGCGAGCAAGCCAAACGAGACTGAACTATCTATCACGCTGGTTAGCGGTCATATCCTCCGGTGCGTGGGCCTCAATAACTATGATGACCTGCGTGGTTCTGGCCTGTTCTTCGTTCTGATTGATGAATGGGCCGACTGTCCTTATGAGGCATGGGAAGAAGTTCTCCGCCCGATGCTCTCAACCTGTCGTTACACCATCGATGGGGTGACATACATCGGAGGTCACGCGCTCCGTATCGGTACGCCAAAAGGATTTAACCACTGTTACGACACCTGGTTTGCAGGGCAGGAGGGAAGGGAGCCTGACCATAAGAGCTGGCTTTACACTTCTGTTGACGGCGGAAACGTACCGCCTGAAGAACTGGAAGCCGCAAGGCGCAAAATGGATCCGCGCACTTTCCGGCAGGAATATCTGGCCTCCTTTGAAAACTATCAGGGCGTTATTTATTACTGCTTTGACAGGCGCGATAACCACACCGACGAAACAGCGAAGCGTGGCGACGTTCTGCATATCGGGATGGACTTCAACGTCGGAAAAATGGCTGCGGTGGTTTACATCATGCGTGACGGTCTTCCGCGTGCTGTTGATGAATTCATGGATGTTTTCGACACGCCAGCGATGATCGAGGCGATACAGAAAAAATATTCCAGTGAAAACCATCAAATAAAAATTTATCCGGATGCCTCTGGGAAAAATCGGAAATCCTCCGATGCGAGTAATTCAGACATCGCTTTGCTTGAGAAGGCAGGTTTTGACGTGTGCGTGAATAACGCCAACCCTGCGGTGAAGGACCGCGTTAACGCTGTAAACGCCATGCTGTGTAATACCTATGGCGAACGCCGATTACTGGTTAACACCAACGCTTGTCCTAAGTTCACGCAGTGCCTTGAGCGTCAGGTTTACAACGACCTGGGCGAACCGGATAAAAAAGGTGGATTTGATCACGCCAATGACGGGGGCGGCTATCCAATCGCGTACCTGTTCCCAATTAAAGAGAAAGTTTACGAAATCGAACTGGAAACCACATTCTGATGGCAAACAACGACATTACTTTTGTCAGGCCTGAGCAGAAAGCGGCCTGTGCGTTATGGACAAAAATCCGCGACGTCTGCAAAGGCGCTGAAGCGATAAAAAGCAAAGGGGGGGAATATCTCCCCCTTCTTGATCCTGGCGACCGTTCAGCTAAAGCCAAACAGCGAAATCAGGATTACCGTGACAGGGCCGTTTTTTACCCCATTACCGGCAATACAAAAATCGGACTGCTGGGCATGGCCTACCGAAAAGATCCCACGATGACCGCTCCGGCAAAATTGGAATACCTGAAAACCAATTCGGACGGTGGCGGAGTAAGTATCTATCAGCTGTCGCAACTGGTACTGGAGGACATTCTTGAAACGGCCCGCCACGGTCTCTATGTGGATTACGCCAAAGAAAGCGATCAGGCCATCATTCTGCGATACACGCCGGAGAACATTATCAACTGGAGAACTGAGCGCATTAACGGGCGCAACCAGTTGGTACTGGTGGTGCTGCGTGAGGTGATAGAAGAGAAGGACGGCTACGGATTCAGGGTGCTTACACAGTATCGGGAGTTGGCTCTAATTAAAGGCCGTTTTGTTTGTCGCGTCTGGCGGTCAAAAGCAGAAAATGGCGGCGGGGTGTTTACGGTTGATGCTGAGTATAACCCGAAGCCTAAAGGGAAGGATTTCTGGGATGAAATTCCTTTCACGTTTGTCGGTGCACAAAACAATGATGAGACTATCGACGATCCCCCGCTGGCCACATTGGCAGAAATTAATCTGGGCCACTACCGGAACAGTGCAGATTACGAAGACAGTGTCTGGTTCTGCGGTCAGGTTCAGCCGTATATGTCTGGGCTTGATAAAGACTGGCGAGACTTTTTACAGAAGTCAGGCGTTAAGGTCGGTTCACGTAATCCTCTTTTGCTCCCCGAAAACGGCGTTTTTGGTTATGCACAGGCTCAACCCAACATGCTTGCAAAAGAGGCTATGGACAGTAAGCGTGATTACATGGTCCAGCTTGGAGCAAGGCTCATCGAGCAAAACAGCGCCACAAAGACGGCAACACAGGCTAGCGGTGAACAGTCTGCCGCAACATCAGTCCTGAGTATTTGCGTATCGAACGTGTCAGAGGCTTTCAGCAAGGCATTGGCTTGGTGCGCGAAATATCTCGGCATGACGGATGAAAAAGCGGATTACACCATCAACCAGGAGTTTATCGCTAGGGTGGCAGATTCCGGGATGGTGGCCGTTCTGGTCAGTGCCTGGCAGTCAGGCGCTATCCGTGACAGTGACCTGGTGCGCGTGCTTCAAAAGCTGGACATCATTGATCCGGCTGACAGCGTGGACGAGGTGATCGACGCGCTGCGCAACGCGAACCCTACATTGCTGGATAAGTGATATGGCCACCGTAAACGAGCAGCTTCGTGATGAGGCCATTTCACACGCAATCGGTATAAATCGCTTCGGCACCGGAATAGCAAACCGGATGCTGAAAATCCTCAACGCCAGTGACGCAGATATCAGTGCAAAACTGATTGTGGCGCTGGAAAACCTTTCCCCTGAAAGTTTCACCGTGAGGCGGCTTGAATCGCTTCTGGGGGATGTTCGTTCGCTCAACCGTCAGGCGATTGATTCCATGTTTTCTGCAATGTCGGGTGAGCTGCATGCGCTGGCAGGTTATGAGGCGGGCTATCAAATCAGCCTGTTCAATTCCCTCTTGCCGGATATCGTTCTGAAGCGTTACCCGCTGCAGGGCATCACGGCTGATATGGTTTATGCCGCCACCATGTCACAGCCTTTTCAGGGGCGGTTATTGTCGGAGTGGGCCGAGGGTCTGGAAACCGACAGGATGACCCGCATCGTCAATGCTGTTCGTCATGGTTATCTACAGGGGGAAACGACTGAGGCCATCGCCCGAAGGGTGAGAGGCCACGTTAACAAGGGCTATAAAGACGGTGCGCTGCAGATGAGCAGGGCAAACGCCACCAGCATCGTAAAATCAGCGGTCAACCATCTCGCAGCAACGGCGCGACACAGCTTCGCAAAAGCGAACAGTGACGTTATCGAGTGTAAGCAGTGGCTTTCAACGCTCGATAATAAAACCACGCTCCTCTGCATGATCCGCGACCGCAGAAAGTACACGCTGGAAAATAAACCGATAGGGCACAAGGTGCCTTATTTGCAGGGGCCAGGCCGGATTCATTTTTGTTGCCGCTCAACCGAAACGCTGGTGGTGAAATCATGGCGCCAGCTTGGGATTGATGCCGATGAAATGGACGCAGGAACCCGCGCCAGTATGGACGGACAAGTACCGGCCGGCATTACCTACAACGACTGGTTACTCAGTCAGTCATTTACCCGACAGGTTCAGGTGCTGGGTGAAACCCGCGCCAGGCTCATACGTGACGGCGGTATGCGTCCTGATGAGTTCTACACC